AAACATTCTGATTATGAAGAAACAGTTGAAGCTCAAGCAGGATCATTATCGCTTGCGGCGGGAATGGCTATGATAGGTAGTTGTATCATAGGAGGAAACACTGATGCTAGGAGTATACATCAAATGCTAGGAATACATGCAAATTCAAGATTTTTATTGTCTGACGCTGTAGAGCATTTGAAAATACTTTTTTACTGGTGTGCTTGGAAGTTAACGGGAAATGATGCATGGAAGCATCATGATGTGTCTTCGGAGGCACATGAGTATTTTTCTGATATTTCATCTTGGGATCAGGAAAATCCTACTTGGAGAACATGTTTATTGAAAGATGATAGAGTTGTAGATCAAATAGAAAAATTTTATGAGAGACTACGTGCTATACAATTAAAATGTATATATCAAGCACAAAGTCTTCCACCAGCTTTATCAAGTAAGATATCTTTAGCGTTTAAGGATATGACGGAGAGGTTAACTTATGCAAAAACACATGACCCTAGAGGAGGATCACGGAGGGAGCCAACGATGGTGTGGTTGTTTGGACCACCAGGACAAGGAAAAAACGAGACTGCTAAATTAATTGCTAGACATGTGTATGAATATGTACAGTGCAAAGCGCCTGATTTGGTAGGATTGGAGCCCTGGTCAAATAAACAGATATTTACAAAAGCTGATAAAACTGACTATTGGGAAACTTATGCAGGTCAGTTTTGTCATAGAATAGATGAAGTTTGTGCAACAGTGCATAAAGAGGAAAGATCGACAGAAATTTCTTCTTTACTTAAAATCATCGGAAATGATGTTTTGCCATTAAATATGGCTGCTGTGGAACTTAAAGGTTCAGTTTTTTATAGTTCCAAATTAGTTATATGTTCGACAAACTTTGATGATTTTAATAACATGGGTATGACAGATAGTAAAGCTTTATTGAGAAGGTTACATTTTCCAATAAGGTTAACTAGAGAAAAAGACTTGGATTGTACGTATATGTATGATCTTACTGAACTTAATTCGGTATGGTCTTTTGATGTTTGTAAAACTTACGAGGCAGGAAAACATGTCCATTCTTTTTCCTATGAAAATGGGTTGGATTCTGGGAAGATACTTTTGACTGATTTGATCGCTGAGATTGGTGATCATATTATAATGAAGTATACCCAAAAAGCACCATCGGAAGTAGCAAGAAGTATGGATTGGAGTAAGTATACAAAAACTCAAAAGAAGGAAGATTCTTTTTCGGAAGATTACTCCAATGTTAAGGAGGTTACAGCTAAGTTGAAAGATATTTTGGCTGCTAAGGAGGAAATAACGGCACAATCGTTATCTAAAGAAGTTAGAGTTAAGGAACATGATGCGAGGCAAGAGTCAGCATGGAATGCTGCTAAGAAAACGGGAAGAACTAGAATTAGGTGTCATGGAGAGTCGTATAAAGTTTCAGGAACTAAACAATCAGAAGGATTAACTTATAGTAGAGAAGGAGGAGTTCAGATGTTAAGAAAGAAAGAAGGTATTCAAGTCTTAGACACGACCTTTCCCATCTCTTGGGACTATCTTTCAGCAGAAGGGCTTAAGTATGCATATTCTGTGTATGCTAGTTTATGTTACGATGCTCACACTGAACCGTGTCAGGAGGAGTTTGCAGAGTGGATTCAAATGATGCATAAAGGAAAAGAGAAGGAATACGAATCGCAAACGGATGTATTATTTGGAATTGCAACATTTATATGGTGGTCAGGAGGATTATCAGCGTGTTGGCAATTGGGATCCTATGTCGCTTCTAAGACAAACTTGATTACGAAGTTGTCGCAGAAGTTTACCAAGTGGTATGAAGGAACGGCACAAGGGCTGTTGCGAGAATGTGAAGGAAGATGGCAAATAGGAAACTGTAGACCGATTGAAGGATATTCATTGCGGGATTTGCTTTGGGAGATAGGAGATGATATGTCGTATGTTGCTTTACAATATATTACTAGAGCTTATTCTTTGTCAGATAATCCGCTTGATGCGATGTATGTGGCAAAGTATAAAATAGGGCGACATGGACCCAATGTGCGAGCGTTGGAATATTATGATATAGTGAAAATACCGCCATGGATGGTACATGAGAGAAAGGAGATTGATGATATGTTGTATGCAGCAGGGACCACTATGTCTAAGGAGGAGATGAAAATGTTTCAGTTTTACATGGAGGTTATTCATGATACTGAGAGAGGAGCTCAGGAGCTAGCTATGAAGTATTGGGATCCTAAGTATGTGTCATCGTTTATTAAACCGATAACGTATGCAAAGGTCTCTAGTGCAAATAGGACTGTGAATGGAAGAGCGTTAGGACATCAAACTTGGTTAGATGTTTTAGTGCCAATAGCAGGTGCTATGGCACTTTTTGGAGGAGTGTATTCCTTAATGGTAACTTTGAGAAATTATTGTAAAAGGAAGGAGTCACAAATTGAAGCTCAGTCTATTCAAAAAGGTAATATGATTTCACGTCAAAAATTACAGAAGAGAGTGGATCAGAGGAAGAAGGTTATTCAATCACAAACTAGTGGAGAAAGTTATGAAGCTCAATTTGGTATTGAGGACAAAAATGATAAATTGTATTCAAATTCAATTTATCAGCATAAAGTGTGTTTGTATGGTCAAGATATCAATAGAGGAGTTGTTTGTGATGCATTGATCTCTGGGCGGCAGGTTTTTACCGTTGCTCATGTGGATTATCAGGTTGGAGGAGCTAGATATATAGCTATTTTGGATAGACAAGGAGGAATTCAACAACAATATCAGATAGATCGTAAGCAGAAACTTAAGGATAGAGATGGTATGTGTTATTTTCTTCCTAAAACAGCAAACTCTTTTAAGAGTTTTGAAAAACACTTGCCTAGCCGAGGCAAGCCGTTGGAGTACGAATGTGTTAGAGTACATAAAATCGTTTATACTAAAGAGGGTAGTAGTGCAATGAGAACGGATAATCATTACATGAAAGCTTCTAAGGCAAAATTTTGCACGAGTTCGATTAGGACAACTTTTGACCCATTAGATGGGCATGAGGAGTCGTTGCAGATATCGGAGTATTATCGTGTACCACAAGGAGCAGGTAAGGCTGGAGACTGTGGCAAAATGTTTATAGCAATTTGTCCAGGGTCTGTAGATATTATGGGATTTCATGCAGGAACTATATCTGGTTCAGGCATTGTTACCCCATTGTGGAAAGAAGATATTATGATTGAGGGGCAAGGAGGTGACTTATGGGTTCACCCAACTCTTAAGATTGATACTGGGAATATAAAGGATGCTCCTTTCATTCCTGGATTGGAGCCGATTGGTAAACTCCCAAGAAGAGTTTATAGCCCAACAGAGACGTGTTATGAAGCGTCTCCTATACAATCGGCAATGGTAAATGATGGCTGTGTGCCGGTGGCACCAGCAGTTCTTACGTTCACTACGTTTGACAATGGAAAAACTTATGTTGATCCATGGAAAAACGCATTGAAAAAGTTTGAAGAGAGAGAAATGGTAACGGATTTTACAGGAATTGAATACGCCACAAAGCATGTGGATGAACTTTTAGAAGGTTTTTGTGATTTTCCAGAAGTTCCAGAGCCCTATACGTTAGAACAAGTTTTGTTTGGGGATCCAGAAAAAGGCATTGATGCTTTGCCCTGTGATACATCGGTTACCTATGAGTTCAAGCAACAAGGTTTTGAAGTTCGTTCGGAACCTGTTGAGGTTGTACCTACGCGGAAGAAGAAGTTGTGGAATAGACATACCAAAGAAATTGCACAGGAACTAAGGTTGTCTATACAGCTTTTGTTAATGGCAATTTCTATGGGAATTGATATAGTTTCTTATTCTGAAGCGTGTTTGAAGGATGAGTTGAGAGAATGGAGTAGAGTGTTAGCTGGTAAAACGAGAATGTTTTTTGTTTCTTCTTTATCAGTTGCAATATTGTGTTGTATGTATTTTAAACCTATTTTTGATATTATGAAAAGACATATGATGAGTAATCCATGCAAGGTTGGCATTAATCCTTTAGGGTTTGATTGGCATGACTTGTATCGCTACATTCATGAGTTAGGGCCAGATTTTATATTTGGTTCTGACTGTGGAGGTTGGGATTATGGAGTATTGCATTTTTGGACATGGTTTTATGGAATGTGGGCTTGTAATAAGTATAGGGTTAGACCGGATTCAAAATTGGGTAAAATTTTGATGGCGCTAGCCAAAACAGTTGTGGGGTGTGTTTTTCTGCACGCTGGATACGCTTACCAGTTACTTAGGGGAGTGTCTTCAGGGCATTATTGTACATCAAATTTTAATACTTTCGTGAACTATATGATGCATAAGATTATTTTTTGTGCTCTTAGGCCTGATGTTAAGATGAGTTTCGAACAATGGGTTCGTTTCTGTGCATATGGAGACGATAATTTGGGAGGAGCTCATCCTGACATTAAGGATTGGTATAACATGTTAGTTTTAAAGAAGTATTTTAAGGAATGGTTTGGGATGAAGTATACAACACCTGGGAAAGAGGATGTTACATCACCTTTTCTTAAACCTGATGAGATATCATTTTTAGCGCGGAAGTTTAGGCCAATTGTTCATGAAGGATCTGTGGTAAGCGTAGCAGCACCTCTAGACATGGATTCTATATTCGGAATGTTGGCATGGATTCGAATTTCAAAAGTTGGAGTTACTAAGGAGGAGCAACTTCAGCTTAATATTAAGACAGCTTTGGCGGAAATGTCGAATTATCCTCAAAAGGATTATGAGCGTTTCTGTCGACAGTTGTATAAGTGGTGTAGAGTGAGTGGAGTGATGTGCCCCGTTCCAGCGTCTTATGACGTTGAGCAAGAACGAAACATCGATCAGTATCATTATGTAAGTTCCTCCGCCATGAGGGAAAACTGGATCAATGAGGAATGCATGGACATGGGAAGTGGAGATATCCCATGGGTCGCGCCTCAGTGACTTACACTCGATACCGGTGCGTACGTACGTACTAGTCCATTCGTACGAAGCGCAATACCGCAATATGGGACGAGCAATCAACAATCAGCATTAGAGGGAGAAGTGGTGCCCTACGAACAAACCACTGGTTTAACAAAAACCATTTTAACGGAAGATCAAGTATTCATGGGTAAGCCTATGACTAAGATGATCGAGCACAATTTAAATGTTTATCAACCATTGTTAACTCGGGAGTATTTACTTGAGCAAAGGGTGATTAATATTTCGGGAAATAGGGAAGCACGAAACAGTTATTCAGTAGTGAAGGAGTTGCGAAGACAAGTAGCGTTACAGAAAATTTTGTCTTTGTATCAGTTTTATCGTTTTTCGGGAGTTAAGGTCAAAATTCTAGTGAAATCATTGCCTCAACAGTATGGTTTTGCCTGGATTACTAGGTGTGCATATTATAACTCTTCGCAAACCAATGATAGTGGAGATGACCTGTGGATTAGCAAAGATCCAATTGTTTTGAGTTTAAACGAGCAGAACGCAGCTGTTTTTGAGTTGCCTAATGTTAGTTTACGAAATTGGTTTATGACGCAAGATTCAACTCTCGGAGGAGGTACGAATTCGGATGATGGAGAAGATTTGATGTGGGCTGTCAACGTTAGTAATGAAGCTACTTACAAGACAGATGCTAGTGTAGCATCGACTTATGAAGTGTGGATATTTGCTTCATTTATTAATCCGGAAGTGGCAGGACCTGTAGATCCGACCTATGTACCACCTCCTGCATTGAAAACTACTAAGAAGAAGAAAGTTGTGCAAGGTCAGTCTGATTCAAAGAATCTTTATGGATCGATGATGGCCTTTGGAATGGGAACCGCAGTTATTTCTGGCGCTGCGACAAGAAATGCCAATATAGAAAATGTTTCCCAAGAAATTAGGAAACAAGAACCAGGTGACGTGGCAGATCCTTCTGTTGGTTCAGGACCAACAGGATCAAAGGATCCAGAGATGCCAGTTACTTGTGTTCAGCAGAATCCCTGGGGGAGTTTGGCTCAACCGGGAGAAGGTGGCTGTGGGGTTAATATAGACTTCGTCCCTGCCGTTAGCCGGCCCATAAGTGGAGCTTATGGGGACCCAAATACGAAGCATTATATTAGAGATATGATAAGAAGACCTCAGTTGGAGTTAGTGAGTTTATTGACGGCTGTTTCTGAGCCAATACAACTGGAGATTCATCCAGGGGATTATTTCTTAACCGGATCACAAGAAAGCATTGGATACATGGCTTGGTTTTCTCAATTTTTTAGAAGATGGAGAGGATCGATTAAAGTGATGATTATGTTTACTACATCATCATTTATATCAGCACGAGTTTATGTTAAGGTAGCTTGGGGTAGAGGAATAGCTCCTAATGGATTTGGAGATTTTCACACGGATGTGTTGACAATTAAGGGTAATGTCAATCACACGTTAATAATTCCGTATTTATATCCAGAACCATGGAAGATAATAACGGATGGAGCTCAGGAGGAGACTAGGCCTATTGTAGAAATATCTTTAGATTCTATATCTTCGGCTGGAGATGAAACTCCTGGCGTCGTAACTATGATTTGGTTTGCGGCGGGGGATGATTTCGTATATGATTCTTATCAATATGCAGGCGTAACGGGATTGCCTGCATCAGTACAAGCCCAAACGGATGTTACCGCTCTGTTTGGCACACAATTTGACCTTGTTACTGGATTCTCTCCTGCGAGAGATGCCCAGTTCTCGGTCGCCGTAGAAGAACTATTAGAGAGATGGTCTGGTCGATGGCAAGCGGCTAATTATTCATCTTCCAGAGTGTACGCATATTCTGGAGGTTCAGGGAATATTCCGGACCATATACAAAATTGGGATTTCTTTTGTAATATGTTTCTCTATAATTCAGGTGCAGTACGAAGAAAGTATTCGTGGACAGTTGCTCGAGAAGATGATGTCAATAGTCTTCTTGGATTGGTCACGTTACCTAGCACGAATCCTTTACATCAATTTGCAGATGATAGCAATAATCCTAATAATGGGGTGGCGTTAACTACTATTAGTTTAGCCCCTATTATAGATGTTGTTGTTCCTTTTATTGCTAATTTTGAAGTGGATGAAAATCCCGAGTGGATACACTCTGGGTATTTTGGACCAGCTATTCAGTTTTCGCAAATAGTTAAGACTATGGGATTGGGAATTTCTTTATCCTATCTCAGTACGTCGATGATTAAAGCAGGACCAAATTTTTCACTTCATTTTTTGCAACCATTAGCGGCTCGTACACAATGGCCGTGGTCAAGGACTGGAACTCAGGTTTCTAAGACTTCCAAGTCAAATGCAAAGAAATAGACGCAGATATACCTGATTTTCTGTGGAAAAAAAAAAAAAA